CCATCATCAGGATACGTAACAGGTGGCCCCCACAGGCAAGTTGATTCGTTTAACGTCCAGCTTGCATAGGGCTGTGATGCATAGAACGCATCACGTGTGCTGTCATATACCATACCAATACCAGCATAGTTTTTACGCAACGGTGTGCCGCCTAAAGTATGTTGACCGCCATGCGTGTTGTATGAAGTCTGAACCCAAGTACCTGTTTGAGTATCAACAAAGTATTGTTCTGCAACAATGACTTGCACGACAATTCCATCTTCTATTTTTGCAAAATGGCTCATACTGCATACCTTATAATTACTACGCCAGAGCCACCATTGCCCGATGTACCGGACCCACCACTGCCAGTATTGCCAGTTGAATTTGTGAAACCGCCGCCACCACCACCTGTGTTTGCTGACCCAGCAGGTGAAGTTCCAGAGGCAGCAGAACGTCCTGCGCCGCTGCCACCAGAGCCACCTGCTCCAGCGCCCTCTTGGTTTGATGCACCGCCGCCCCCAGCACGAGTAACAGACGAACCATTAATAGAAGATGCAACACCGACGCCCCCAGCGCCAGCAGTAGTTCCAGAAGCATTTACCCCTGCGCCGCCAGCCCCGCCGCCGCCACCGCTTACACCAGAAGCACCAGCATCTCTTAATGCTCCGCCATCAAAGCCTTGACCTGTCGTACCATCACCAAAATTACCATTGCCACTGCCATTACAGCCCGACCCACCACCTGAACCGCCGTCTTTGCCAGTATTTGACGCGCTACCTCCACCACCACCTCCAGTTGTGCTTACAGAAAATGCACTACTTGCAGTACCACTATTACCAGCAGTAGCATTGCCACCGGCAAATCCAGTGCCAGCACCGCCAGCACCAACCGTGATTGTATAATCTGTATCTGCTGGAGAAAATACAGATAGTGCACTGGCCCCGCCGCCAGAACTTTCACCTGACACTGAGCTTTTATAACCCCCAGCACCACCGCCGCCCTGTGCGTTATTGTTATCGCCACCGCCAGAACCACCGCCAGCAATATTAACGTATTCTAGTGTTGCATCATTAGCTACTGAACTAACGGAAAAAGTCCCACTGCTAGTAAATGTGTGTATTTTAAACCCGCCAGATTCAGTTATTGTACCGCCAGTTGCTTCTATATCTGGGCTGCTCCTACTTGGAAAACTGCCAAAACCTAAGACTTGATAACCAAAACTCATTGCTCAACCTCACGCATCATTAGCCGCATCGGTGGTAAAGAACAGTTTGATGCCAAGCAATCTAACCGCACCCGTTTGACCGCTTGCAGATGTGTCCAAATTAATCTGAAAAAAGCATTGGTCATTATCTGCGGGAGAACCAGCGACTGTAACGGCTCCACTCTCAGCAGAAACCATAAGGTCGTTGGATGTTGTTGAGTGTGCAAGCGCAGTCGTTGCCACTAGCGTACCAAATGCTGTGTTTAATGTTTCATCGCTAGTAATTGCTACTCCACCAAGTTGCCAAACAACTGTACCCGCATTAGTTCCAGTTACAGTCCAGAATGGTTGATAACTAATAGTACCAAGGTTCCAAGACTTGGGAAACGCCACACTAAACTGAGCAAAATCATCTGCCGCCGCTGCAAAGTCTAGCACTTTAAGATCAGGACGAAGCGCCGTTGTTTCTACTTGCGTCAGAGCACTGCATGGATTGGTCGTGCTAGGGTACATTGCTGCTGCTGGTATCCAAATACTTTCTTTGCCAGCTTGCTTTAACGTACCGGCACCCGCGAGTTTGTTCAGTTCAGCGCCCGTGCTGGTAATCGCTGTTCCGCCATAGTTTAAATTACTTGCTGCGATAACAATTTCACCAGTACCTTTTGGTGTAAGAGCAATGCCAATGTTTGTATCGCCACCAGCCGCGCTAAGAATAGGATTACTTCCAGAGGCATTGTTAGTTATTTCTAAATGATTAACCGCACTACCTGTGGTTTGAAATACAAGTTGTTCATTACCACTTTCATCACCAATAAAATGCGCATCATCAATTAGAATATTTTGAGAATTTGTATCTAAATTACCGCCCAGTTGAGGGCTAGTATCTGAAATAACATCTGATAAACCACCACCAGCTTGACCTGTTGCGCCAGTAGCACCAGTAGCACCAGTTGGAATACCTATAGCAAACGTAGCTGTGCCATCTGATACCGCAACCGTTGCCGTAGCTGAGCCGCCAACCGATACCGTAGACACATTGACCGCCGCAGCAGTGACTTGAAATGCAGCTTCAACATTACCAGACGAGCTATTAAATATAAGAGCTTTACCCTTACGATCATTAACAGCAGGAAGAACTAACGTAGCAGCAGCATCAAAATCTGTTAGCCCCAATGACCGATCTACAGAATCTTTAAGATCAGCAGCAATAGCCGTAAAACGATCTAGCTCAGTATTAAGTGCAGCAATTTGAAACGATCCAGACGTAGGAAAGTCAGTTGTTCTAGCAAGCGCAATGTCTCTAGTAATAACTACAGTGCTGCCACCGCTTGCACCTGTAACTGATATAGAAACTGCACCAGTAGAACCATTGCCACCGCTTACACTATAATTTGTAGTAAGAGTTTTCTTAGTGCCATCAACAAATACGTTAAGATCAGCAGCGTCAAAGAACTCAAACGATACAGTAAACGATGTTTGTGTAGCCCCTTGATTTACAGTGTAAGATACACGCGCTGCGTTCTGTGCTAAAGTAATAGTCATGTGGCACTCCTTTCAGTCCTGCTAACAGTAGATAAAACCCGTAGCAACGCACAATTAAAAGCGAGATATAGCATTAGTAGCCTCATTCATTTGATTTTTCCAGAACCACATTCTAGCGAAAGGCAATGAACGTATGACCTGCTTTGATCCCTCGCCGTATTCACCGTTAAGAAACTGACCAACGCCCTCGGCATAGTCTGTTGTTATACTTACGCCAGCACCACCAACACCTGTGGCTGCATCTACCATTCCCATCGTTCCCTCACGCGGCGGGAACTTCGGGTTAAGCATTCCACCACTAATATTAGGGCCACCAAGGGCAAGAGAAGTAGACATAGCAGTGTAAAACAGATCACTGTATAGAGCCATAACACCACTCTGATCAAATGCCCTAGCAAAACGATCCTCCATTTCCATCTTGTCCCAAGCAAAGTCAGGCGTCTTAATCATTAGAGATAAATAGCCAGCGCCCATTGCTGTAGCCAATCCACCCCACCTGTTTTTCATCTGCCCTTGCATGAATGACCCTGCAACTTTGTTCGTTGCTGCCAGTGCGTAGCTGTAGAACTGAAAAGGAAGCCCTAGAAGACCGCTCTCAATGCGTGAGTAGCCCCTTACACGTACGTCTTCCTTCATTCCAAACATCCGTGCCACATTCATAGGAACGTAAGCCACACCGTCTACTAAGATAGGCTTGTCAGCAGGCGTACCCATCATGATTGTGTTAAGTATTCCGCTAGATAGCGCAGACCTAAAGGCTGTTAGCGTTTCTTCTTCTATCTTGGGCTGTTTGTTATGTTCTTTAAGTGCAAGCTCATTGATCTTGTTTTCGTACTTGGCATAGTGCTTTGGATTATTGCGATCATAAATATTCTCTTTAGATTCTACAAATTTATTTGATTTTCCTGCCAGTTCTTCTGGTAAAAACAAATCTTTATCAGGTCTAGAAGCAAACTTCTTAGGATCAACACCATCTTTATCTGCAACCATTTTAGACGCACGATAGTTTTCAACTAAAGATGTTGGCACATCAACGTAAAGAAGTTCTCCTTCTTTGTTTTCTCTTTGATACCAACGTGCTTCATTAATATCGTCAGTAAACCAACGACCAGAAGACTTTAGCATACTTTTATATTCAGCACTTTCTGTCATCCAGCTAGGTACATTACCTCTTGTCGGGTCTTTAACTCCAAATCTATAAGTCCGAGTAAATCCTTTTTTAACTTTAGGAAGTTTAGTCTTACCAAGATTAAGTTTTAAATCATTGGGCTGAAACCTTGTGTGCATGATTTCGTGCATCATAACAAAGTTGGCCCATTGCTGCGGTGTTTCAAACGCATTCTCAGGAAGAGCCTTAACACCTTCTACTTTTGGCTGTGTCCAAGGCTTATCGTCAAACGTACCTTTAATGTGATCAACATCAAACTTAATAGTTTTCTTATCGTAGTCTACCATTGCTGCAATGTAGCTGCCATCTTTTCTATACTTACCAGTATCGCCGTAAGTAATCTTAGCTTTAGGCATATACTGACCAGTGTCAGGAAACGCATAAGCGTTTTCCCAATCCTTAGTGTTAGGTAAGTAAAACCCCTTCTCAGTAACTTGATGCGGAGCAACAGCAATGTTCAATGCCATCTCTTCGCTAATGCCATAGCGCAGCAGATACTCTTTGTTCTGCTTAGAGATAGTACCGTTCTTCCATGCTATAGAATCCTTAATTATAACATGGCCGCGAATGATTGAGTCTAATGTTTTGGCAAATTGAGTAATAGGCGACAATCCATTAGCAATGTAGAACGCATTCTTCATCATGTCGTACTTAGTTGTAGCTCTAGGGTTGTTGCTAATGTCATCAATCATGCGAATTTGCACATTGCCTTGGTTCATTTCCAACGCTTCGCCAGCAAAGTTAGCTTCTTCGCTAGTTAATCTAACACGCTCGTTAGATAATACTTCCATTAATCCTTTAAGAACATCACCTATTTCATGCTCCATAATAATCCGAGCAAAGTCAGGAATAGCAGAGAGGCCAGCACTACCAAGATAATTAAGCTGTGCCGCCTCCTTCATTACAAATGCAGTCTTGTTATCCCAGCGATCAGGATCAGTCTTCATAACCGAAGTAACCACACGGTCATACATATGCACAAAGTCTCTGCCTACTTTGTTAATGTCACGCTGAGAATGACCAGCCTCCATCATCTCTAAGCGTACATCCTCTAGCATCTCGTCAAAGTCTTGCCCGTCAAACATCTTGGCAAACTCATAGCGTCCACCTGTTTTGTGTACGTATGACTTCATAGTATCTATAGGGTTCTGCACCATGAACTCCCAAACCAATTTGTTTGGTATGTCTAAGCCTCTATGCTTTAGGTGCATTGATTTGCCAGAGCCAAAGAACTCATCGGCATCTTCTGTAGTTTCGTTAAGTATTTTTCTTACAGTGGCCTTGGCTCTAGCGTCAGTTGCAGTCTTATTGCTGTCTAACCTTTGCTTTACCACCTTACCGCTTTTAT